ATGAAGAAACTCCGGGCACTCCGAGAATTGAAAGGCATGACGCAAACGGAGTTAAGCGTATCAGCAAATGTGTCCCAATCGCTGATTAGCGATATAGAAAACGGTCGAGTTAGTCCTACGGTCAGGATTCTGAAAAACCTTGCCCGCGCCCTCGGCGTCAGCGTCGCCGATCTGCTTGACGAAGAACAACAATCCGCATGAAAGGAGGTCCCGAATGAACGAACCCAAAAAGTTGCCGGGAAACTTGGATCGCTTTCTTCACGAAGCGCTGCAAGGCAATGTCCCGAAACTGATGGTACCGCAGTCCACAAATCTAACCGGGCTGTTCAAACGCTCGATTAACCCGTCCAAACGCCCGAAAGGTACCGGGAAAAAGTAGAGTGCCAACCCCAGTAAAGGAGGTGGATCTTATGAACCAAAATGAGCAAACGCTGCTCCGTATCACTGAGACTGCACAATCAGTTTTTACTTGGATACAAGACAAGTGTGAGAACGGAGCCTCCGACGAAGAACTGAAGGTCTTGCCGGAGGTAATAAAGGGTGCTGCTGAACTTGGAAAGTTAATTCACCATTTGATGGAAGATGGATTCTTAAGGTAACAGACCCTATTCATCAAAAGTGGTGCTACTTTTTCCCAAACACATCAGCTACTATCGTGCTTTTTGATTCAGTAAATGCTTTTTGGATTTTGTAGTAGTTCTCCAAGTAAATACGAGCATAATCTTCAGGGGTACTATAGTCAGCTAGTTTTACAGAGTTTTTCATATACAAAATTGTGAGGTCATGAATAATTTCATGATTTTTCTCACTCATTTTATCACCAACCTCCATATCTCATATAAAGTCTCATGGCATCGGTCAACACTGGAACCGGTGGACAACTCCAATAAAAGAGGTGAAAGCATGGAACTGACCGAGCAACGCATCCGCGAGATTGTGCGGGAAGAAGTGGCTGAACTGAAAAAAACAATTCAGCCAAATGTGATAGTCACACCATTAATCAATATCAATACCGGTTGTGACATCGAAAAAACCATCAAGGCTATTGCTGATCGGCTTGAGAGCGAGCTTCGTTTTGGATCGACTGCAGTCTGCGATGATACTCTTGCAAAACCATAGTAGCTATTCTGGCCGAAATTCTAGCGTGTTGTAAGACTAACTTAGCCGTTCCACTATCAGGATTCGTTAATGTTTCTTGAAATCTTTTGATAACAGTCTCTTCTAAGTCTTTAAAGTCAATATCCATCACTCCACCACCTTCCATTTCCGACATCAGAAGAACGCCACTCGCCAAAGTTCACGTTCTTCCGACATACAGATTCGACGAAATGGGTGGAAAGTCCTACCAAAGCCCGGCGCCAAGCATTTCTTTCGGCCTGGCGGGAGTTTTCAAAGAAAGCCCCTCGGTGGGTTGCCGAGGGAGCGCTTGGAAGATGAGCACAATCACATCGTATCTTGAAAACCATTAAGAAAAGAGGGGAACAGATGGGGAACAGTAACGAACCAATCTCGCTGTATTCGCGGTCGCGGATACATGACATCTGCGAGTATGCGTTTCGCCACCAAAGAACAGGCGAACAGTTGACGTACGAAACGCTCGGAAAGAAGATCGGCCGATCGGCCAGGTGGGTGTCTGATGTGATCAACGGCCGGACCACTCCGATGCGGGAAGACGCCGAGGACTTCGTTCAAGCATGCGGCAATCACTATGCAATACGAATGCTCAAGCACTTGTACGGCGACGCTCCGCCGCCAACTGATCCGCGTCTGATGGGTAGCCTGACGGTCTCACTCAATAATCTGATCAAACAGTGTCGGGACGTGATCAAAGAAGCGGAAGCCGTGATCGAGTGGGAGCGAACCCGGCGCCCGTGGCAGCCGATAACGCAAGACGACGAACGGATACTGACGCACCTCGGTAAGCAGATCGAGGACCTTTTCCAGGCTGGAGACGACGTTCATATCCTGATGGACGAGAGATACGGAATCGACCCGGTAATACATCAGCATAACTGGCTTGCAGAAGCGCGGGCCTTGGAAATCGTCGTCAGTGATCCGCGCGAGTTGATGCGCCGGGAGAGGCAGGAAGCTTTGATGATGGGAGGGACAAGCCGATGATGAAGGACTGGAACCGACTGGCGCAGGAAGCTCACGAAAAGCACTTTGTCCACGATGCAGCAGCAGCGTCCAAGTACCCGGGCGGGCGCAGGGCATTAAAAGAGTACCGCAATCGTTTGATCCTGAACCGACAATACCTTGAAGCGAGGGAGGAGAAAGAAGCATGAAAGACCTGACAACAGCAGCAGGAGTGATCGAACTGGTTTGCGACGCGGACCGACCCCTTGGTCGAAATGTGATCACGATTGGGGAAATGGTCGAGCTTTATCTGAAGGCAGAAAAAGAAAAAAGCGCCTAAGAGATAGACGCTTCAAAAATATTGGTCACTGGTAGCGTACCACAGCTTCATAAAGGAGGACAAGCCATGAAACCTCTTTCCGCACAAATTGCTGATCTGCAGCGCGAGCTTATCAACCTGGAGCAAGCCTACCGCGAAGCTGACGACGAATGGCGGGCGGTGGATGTGGAGTACGTCAAGCTGAAACGTCTGCGCGAGGAGTTGTACGCTCACAAGCGCGATCTCTCTTACGAAATTGAGTGGCGGGCCCAAGAACTTGCCGCGTTGCAGGAGGCGATACGGAATGCTCGAGCAACTGCTTGATTTCCCGCAATACGTCGAGCGAACCGAACCGACCAGGCAACGGCTGCTGCATCCAATCGCGTTCGACGATGACCGCGACGACCTGGAATGGACGGTCCGGGACGTGATCGAGGAGCTGGAGTACCTGGTGGATATGAAAGCGACGATGGCGCCGGAGGAGTTCGTTGACGGAGTAAGAGAACAGGCCAGACGCCTTTTGAAATGACGCGGGCTTCGGCCTGCGTGGGAGCATCGACAAAATTAAGTGCAGCAGTCCCCGAATCAGTCGATGCTTCCACGGAGGTCGGAACCTCCCAGGGCGGTGGCGGAAAGGGTAAACGCATGAGTCATACCTCAACAGTTGCGCGGAAACCTAAAGACCGCAATCGCGGGTTACCAGGAAAACGAGACTAGTCAACTGTTTGCAGGGTTCGATTCCCTGCCCGCCCTGCGACTACATAGCGAGGTCAAGAGTGGGCAACAGAGGGTTGCAACTGCTGGCAGTGCGGGAAGGGCTGCCGGCGGCCTCGTGACTAAGCGGAAAGGAGGGAAAACATGGGACCATATTGCAAGTTTTGCGGGCAACGCTGCTTTGTATACCTTCCGATGGAAACGCCAAAGGAAGCGCTGAATGCATACGGCACTACAACAATCATCGCGACATGCAAAGCAGGGCAGGAATACGAAAAGAAACTAACCGGTTGGTGCTTAGATGACATCCAGGCAGCAATAAAAGCAAAAGACCCAGCGCGGCCACGCTGAGTCTCGGTGAAACGCTATGCAAGATTGAGCTATTTCAAGCGTAGCGTGTTCGCCTCTAAAAATCAAGAGGAGGGATACCATGGCAGTTGCCATCGCATCAACGAAAGACATGGACCGTGAGATTTGGCTGAAACTCCGTACCAAAGGCATCGGCGGCAGCGACGCCGCAGCAATCGCCGGCCTGAGCAAATGGAAGTCACCTGTTCAGGTGTGGCTTGAAAAAACGGGACAAGCTCCTCTGGAAGAAACGCAGAGCGAGGCGGCCTACTGGGGAACAAAACAAGAGGTCCTCGTCGCTGAAGAGTTCAGTCTGCGAACCGGCATGAAAGTAAGGCGTTGCAATCAAATCCTGCAGCACCCGGATTACCCGTTCATGATCGCCAACATCGACCGGCTGATCGTCGGGCAAAAAGCCGGCCTGGAGTGTAAGACGGCCAGCGAATACCTCAAGGTGGAATGGGAAGGCGAAGAGGTTCCGGCGCCGTACCTGCTTCAGTGCCAGCACTATATGGCCGTAACCGGGTACGATGCCTGGTGGATCGCGGTGCTGATTGGCGGCAACAAATTCGTGTACAAGAAGATCGAGCGGGACGACGAGCTGATTCAGCAGATCATCCAGATTGAATCTGACTTCTGGAACAATCACGTCGTACCGCAGGTGCCGCCGGAGATGGATGGCTCGGCAGCTTCCACGGAGTTGTTGAACAAGATGTATCCCGTTGGTAATAAGAACGAGGTTCCCTTACCGTCAGAGGCCGATCAACTTATTGCTGAGTTGGAAGAGGCGAAAGCGCACCAAAAGGCAGCGGACGAACGTGTAAGCGAGTTGGAAAACAAGCTGAAAGCCCTGCTGGGTGAGAACGAAATCGGCGTTGCCAAAAATCACATTGTCACGTGGAAGACAGTCACGTCAGAGCGAGTGGATAGTAAAAGACTGGCGAAGGAGCGGCCCGACATCTACAAGCAGTATCTCAAATCATCCGTCTCCCGTCGGTTTGGAATCAAGCCAACGGCATAGGAGGGAAAGACATGGCGACAAACGCAAGCCTGAAAAACCAGCTACAAAATAGCACGAGTAAAACACCATCACCAACCGCTGCGATCAAGTCGATTTTGGATTCACCAAGTATCAAAAAGCGCTTTGAAGAGATCCTGGATAAGCGTGCACCTCAGTTCATGAGCAGCATTGTGAATCTCTATGCGTCCGATGGGTACCTGCAGAAGTGTGAACCGATGAGTGTCATTTCGTCGGCAATGGTAGCCGCAACATTGGACCTACCCATCGATAAAAACCTTGGCTACGCCTGGGTGGTGCCGTACAAAGACAAATCGGGACGGCAGATCGCACAGTTTCAGTTGGGGTACAAGGGCTACATCCAATTGGCTCTCCGAACGGCCAAGTACAAGGCGATCAATGTGCTTGAAGTGCACCAGGGCGAACTGCAGAAGTGGAATCCACTTACAGAAGAATTGATCATCGATTTTGAAAAGAAAAAGTCGGATTCCATTATTGGCTACGCCGGCTACTTCGAATTGATCAACGGATTCCGCAAGACGGTGTACTGGACGAAAGAACAGATTGAAGCACATCGGAAGAAGTTTTCAAAGAGTGATTTCGGTTGGAAAAACGATTACGACGCGATGGCAAAGAAGACCGTCATCCGCAACATGCTTTCCAAGTGGGGCATTCTCTCCATTGAGATGCAGCAAGCATATAACGAAGAATCCGAGCCACAAGAGAATGTAGCCTCTGAAACGAATCCCGTCGTGATCGACACGGATTTCCAGGTTATCGACGACGAACCGGGGCCAGATTCTGAAACAAACGAACCATCAGAAGAAAGCCAGGTAGATCATCAAGCATCGGCAGAATTTGATCCTGCTGAGATTGACTCATTGTTTGGATCGAGATGAACGAACGGACGCAATGGTTTCCACTCCCGGATTTGTACCGGACATTCACGAATACCGAAACTCTCAAGCGTTATGCAGCCGCATATATGTCAAGTCGGTATCCGGGGTGGAAGCCCCTCAAGATCAAAAACTACAGGGTTTTGGCTGAAAGGCGAGGTGAAAACGGTTGAACTACATTCAGGAGATCAACGCCTTCTACGATTGGCTCGAAACAAACCCAATACCTGATTCAGCGATTGTTTTATGGCATGCCTTGATGCACATAAACAACAAGGCTGGATGGGTACCAGAGTTTGCGGTAGCCATATCGACCCTATCTGTAAAAACAGGGTTAAAGAAGGATGCGGTCAACAGGGCACGCCATCGCCTTCAACAAGCCGGGAGAATTGAGTTTAGAAGCAGGTCAGGCCAACAATCAGCCGTGTACAGAATCATTCCGTTTGCGTCTGAAAAAACGACACAAAGTGCGTCACAAACCGCATCACAAACATACGAGATAGACCATTGCGTCGGTTTAAGCGACACAAACCGCATCACAAACCGAGAACAAACCGCGACACAAAGTGCGTCACAAACCGCATCCATTATTAAACTAAACGAAACTAAACAAAACGAAACAAAAGAATCTGCTGCTGTAACCGGTGACGACCCATTCACCTTTTATCAAAACAACTTCGGGGTCATGAGTCCTTTCATTGTCCAAGACATGACACAGTGGTGCGAGGAGATGGGAGATCAGCTCGTCGTAGAAGCGATGAAAAGAGCATTGGTACAAAATCAAACAAGATGGTCGTATGTAACTTCTATCCTCAAGGACTGGCTGAACAAGGGATATAAAACCCTGGAAGCCGTGGAAGCAGAGAAAGTAGCCATTAAACGCCGGCGAGAGGAAAGAACGGCGAGGAGAGTTACGCCTCTTGAGGACAAGCTCCCGGCCTCAGTGCAGTGGCAGCAGCGCCAGGGTGATCGGATCGAAACGGGGACCCCTATGGGCGTTAAGGATGACCCTGAGTTAAGTGGTCTATTGTCGAAACTGCGAGCCAAACAACAAACAGCGGGAGGGTGACAAACATGCAAGCACTTCAAAACGTTTTCAGTTTTCAGGATAAGCAGGTACGAGTTGTTCTGCGGGATGGTGAACCTTGGTTCGTGGCCCGTGATGTGTGCGAGGTGCTGGAGATCGGAAAAAGTTTTGATGACAAGTTATATGTCCATGTTTTTGACATTTTGTCTCTAGCAGGAGAAATCCTCAGTGAATATTCCAAGGCGAACAAGAAAAAAGCTTGGGAATGCATGAAGCTTGCCTCAACATTGTATCACTCTTGGCAAGGACCAAAAAACATAACCACTTTTAATAATCTTTACGAGACTATGGTAACTCATCTCACATGGATTTCTGATGTTTCAACAAATGAATTTGCTCTGCAGGACCTGTTTAAATCGCGCGTTAAGGAGCTCATATCACCCGAGGCAGAGATCGTTAGCGTTCGAGGGTTAAAAAATAATCGGCCAGATTCATTTGTTAAATTGGGAGATGAAGTCATACCGGTTGAGGTCAAATTGGATGCCTTTGACAATAAGGCACTGAAGCAGTTAATGCGCTACATGAAAGCTTATGATGCACAACGGGGGCTTGCAGTTGCTGGTCGACTTACTGTGGAACTGCCTACGAACATATCATTCATTGAACTGAAAATCGGATAAAGATGGGGTGAGACAATGAGACAACTTCGGATCTTTGATAACTCTGAGTTCGGTCAAATTAGAATGATCGAAATTAATGGCAAACCTTATGCTGTCGGCAATGACGTTGCAAAGTCGCTTGGATATGCAAGGCCATATGAAGCAGTTACTACTCACTGCAAGGGGGCGGTAACTTACCGTGTCCTTACAGATGGCGGGGAGCAAGAAGTCAAGGTCATTCCAGAAGGAGATATCTATCGTCTCATCGTGAAAGCTGCTGATCAAAGTAAGAACCAAGCGATCAAAGAAAAGGCGGAACGTTTTGAGAGATGGATTTTTGACGATGTTATCCCTACTATCCGTAAGACCGGAGCATACGCTGTCGATCAAAACAAGGTCGTCCCCCTCAGCGAACGTCAGGCGCTGATTCAATCCCTCAAGCTGACGGCAGAATTGGCGGAGGAGATGGAGGAGGTTAAATCTATCACCCAAACCCACAGCCAAAAGCTGATGGAACTGGAGCAGAAGGTCGACGAACAAATCACCATCGACCACGGAGAGCAGCGCATTCTGCAGCAGGCAGTTGCCCGCCGGGTGTACGAGATGGAGAGCGATCCACAGCGGCGCCGTGAATTATTCCGGCAACTGTATCGGGAGATCAAAGATCGTTGGGGAGTGCCCAGCTATCGGGATGTACGTCGGACCGAGCTGCAGCAGGTACTGCGCTACGTAGAAGCCTGGATGCCAAGACGGACGGCGTAGGAGGGGGAGCGATCATGAAGCAGCCAAAACGCCCGACACGGGCCCAGAAGAAAGTAATCGAGCAACACAAGCTGAATCCAAGCAACTGGTTCGTCGAGAGGGACACTCCTGCCGAGATGGTCATCGTTCACCGGCAAACAGGCTCGGTTCGAGTGTTTCGGAAAGGAGCGTAGACCATGGGCGCGATAGTCGAAAAGCAGAGCATCAGCTTTACCGTCTACGGAGAACCTGTCGCCCAGGGAAGGCCGCGGGCATCAACGGCGGGGGGATTCGTCCGCTTGTACGACCCGCAGAAGTCACGCGATTACAAAGATTATGTCAGATTGGTCGCAAGCGAACACGCACCGTCCAAGCTGATTGAAGGTCCTTTGCAGCTCAAGGTCAATGTGTACCGTCCAATCCCCAAGTCGTTCAGCAAGAAGAAGGCAGCGCAGGCGGAGGCCGGGGAGTTGCGGCCAACATCCAAGCCTGATGCGGACAACTACCTCAAAGGCATCAAGGATGCGCTGAAAAACGTGGTCTGGAAGGACGATTCCCAGGTCGTTGAGGTGTCCGTCAGCAAATGGTATAGCGATCGGCCGCGGGTAGAAGTCCAGATTCTTGAAATTTAAGCCGGGGAGGAATTCTCGCATGCCTTACATTGATTTCCAATCTGTTGTCAAGAAAGTGAATCTGAAGCCAGGCGGCAAGAAAGAAATCGTGCTTGAAGTGACAGACAACGGCCTCAACGGAAAGTTGGACATCCTTTCCGAGATGATCGATTGCAAAGTAGACGTATCGATGGAATCCCTGATCGTCAACTACAACATCACGATCAACGCAAAAACGAATGAACCCCTCACCACATACAAGGTTGACGATAAAGGCGTTGTGTCCGAAGTGAAGCCCACCGGCGAACAACTTGAGGCAGACCTTGGACTTCCGCCTGAGAAAGTGCCAACCAAGGAACAAACTGAAAAGGCTGAATTGCAAGTGATCGATGAGTTTATTCTCAGTGGACTGTCTCCCAGTTTTGAAGACTTGCCTTATGACTTCTACTCCATCATCAAGCGTAAACATGAGGGCGAAACCTATATGAAGCTGGCGAGCGAGCTGGGGATTTCTAGCGGCAAGATCGTGGATTTGGTCGATGAGTACCGGAAGCGCGTTGCGCCACTGGCAAAGAAGTGGGACGAGTGGAGACAAGGGAAGGAAAAGGCGGAACCGGAAAAAGGAACGGCCAAGGGCGAAAACGACAACACGATTGCGGCCGGCGAGGACATCGAGGAAAACCGTGATTCAGTCCAAGACCAAGAAGATGACTTCCAAGGAGAAGGAGAATCCGGGGATGCAGAAAAAACTGCAGCTTCGGTAGACAAGGATGCACTGGAGGCATTCATTCTGAGCGGACAAGCCCCCACGTTTGAAGACATCCCCTATGACTTCCCGACCTTGTTGGCCCGCCGCAAGAATGGCGAATCGTGGTTACAAATTGCTGCTTCCCTCAGCACATCGTCGTCCAAATTGCAAACAGCATGGAGCAAGTACAAAAAGCTCGTCGCTGAGCATCTGACGAAGACCAACGGAAATGAGGAGCAAGGGGCAGCGTAAAGCTGCTCCTCTCCTGAAAGGTGGGGGCATGATGACAGTAAAGCCCAAACCGGATCATCCGTGGAGAAAAGGCTGCATCATCAGGCGTGATGTTTCGGAGCATATCAAACGATCGTTGACAAACCCCAAAGTGAACAATTGGAAAGTCGGCGGCGCGCTGCCGGCGTGGAACGGGAGGAAGTAGTCATGAAGAAATCGGAAATCGTAATCGGCGGTCATTACTCCAATGGCAAAGAAGGGCGCGGGCACTCGGTCCGAAAAGTGATAGACGAAGGACCGCAGTACAAACTCTACTCTGCAGTAACAGACACTGATTGCATTCGATACAGGGTGATTGAGGGCCGAGGTAAGGGCCGGGAGGGCAATATGACACGGGCAGCTTTTGCAGCCTGGGCGAAGGAAAGGGTGGATTAGGCCGGATACAGCCGGCCGGCCTGACCGAACAACTCATAAACGTGGCGGAACTGCCTGATGGGGAGATTGGGGAAAACGAAGGCTACCTCGCCGGCGGACAGTTCAAGCGAGTCATCCTGCTCAAGGACAAACGGAATCTCCAGAGCGGCTAGGGCTTCGCGCAGGTAGCTGACTTCCTGCCAGGGGACCGCGTAATAGAACGACTTTTCCATGCGATCACGCTCCTTCTGGAAGCGTAACACAACCAGTTGGGACAAAAAAGGTGATCAGGATGAACTACGTTGAGCCGATACGAGACAAAGCAAAAATCAAGCAGATGAAGAAGCTGCTTAAAAAGCAGTCGCGGCGTAACCAGTTCTTGTTTGTCCTTGGGATCAACACGGGGTTGCGCATCTCTGACCTGCTGCGCTTGAAAGTCGGAGACGTTCGGGGAAAGAGTCACATCCTGATCACCGAGAAGAAAACCGGAAAGAGAAAGCGATTCAAGATCAACGCCAAGCTACGGAAGCAGATCGACAAGTATACCGCGAGCATGCAGGCCGATGAATACCTGTTCGCCTCAAAGAAGCGGCCGGCACCAATTACGCGAGTGAGAGCGTATCAGATCATCAACGGAGCGGCACGCAAGGTCGGACTGAGCGAGATCGGGACACATACGCTGCGCAAGACATTTGGGTATCACTTCTACCAGCGGACTAAGGACGTGGCGACGCTGCAGATGATCTTCAACCACAGTCATCCGAGCATCACGCTCAGATACATCGGTATCAATCAGGACCTGATGGACCAGGCGGTGGATGATTTCAGTTTGTAGGAACACAATCTGGTAGCAATTAAGCAGAGCCATGACCAAGCAATTTAACACAATGCTCAATTTGTTAAATGGGGGGATGGATTAAGTAAAAAAGTTGAACAACCAAATAATAATCCGAATTGTAACTGCTATAAGTGCCCATATAAGCAACTTTATCCACCAAGGTCTTTTTTGTTGTTGCTGCTGTGCTTGATTGTCGAGTTGCTTTTTTTCAGTAATAGTGGCAACTGTGAAGCGACGATTGCAACAATACCTGAAAATATCCAAAACCGCATAGTTTTCTTGGTTTCATTAGCCCCCATGTTGGTTCGACCTCCTATCACCGTATAGTGTTTCCAAATTGGAGGGTTTGCATTGGGGAGCAGGTCTAAGGTGTTTAACACGATGTGTATCCAGTAAAGAAGCCGGCGACCGGATTGGCCCGGCTGCTCAATAAAGTCCTTCAAGTTATATACAGAAACAGGCTAAGTATTGCTATCACAGTGATTCCAAGGATAATCCAAAAAGCTATCATATTCCGCTTGGATAAAAAAACCAAAAGTAAATAGATAGCATAAAGAATTGTACTTCCTACACCGACAACAAAAACCATAAAGTGCCCTAAAAGTACAAGAAAACCACTCGGTTGATTCCACATGTAGATACTGAATCCAACCAAAATTAACCAAACAAAGGTACCGATAAGGTATGCCATATAGAACACCCTTTTTATTTGATAGTTTTATAAACCTTATCGGAAGTTACATTAACCAACTGAATAATGAACTTTTCACACTAGTTAAGGAGGAAAATTGGTGACGGCGACCAGACAAGCCCTACTCAAGCGATTGGAGAACTTCCGGACCGTACCGGGACACGGTCCGGATATAAGCAAAATGTCTGATTGGCAATTGGAAAAGTATGTGAGCATCTTGGAAAGCACGTTCAAAATGGCGTTTGAAGAGGAGGGGGACGATGGAATCGACCGAACAGCAGATCATTGAAACGCTGGCTACGCAGGGGATGGAGTGGAGGCAAGTCAATATTGGGGTGTCGATCATATGGGTAGACTCCGAGGGTCAAGACATTTCTGCACAAGTAGATAGTTGGGACCCACTCCACAACATAGCCGATGCGATTCAGCTTGCTGAAAAGGTATTTGGCGAAGAGTGGTCTTTGCACAGACATGATGGAGGATACTCATTCAAGGGCATTACTCCGTGCGGGAAAGTCGGCAAGGCATGGCTGGAGGAATCGAAAGAAGAAGCCATTTGCAACGCGGTATTACAGACCTTACAGGAAGGGTGCAATTTTCTTGGGAAGTGTGTTTGGTGCCAAGAAGAAACTGAACTAATGCCGTTGGATCAAGGCGGCATCTGCCAAGATTGCGCCCAACATATGAACGACTTGGCTCCATAGGGCATCTTAACACACCGGTAATTGAGGTAAATGGGGGTTTGAAAATTGGAGATCATCGGTGTCACTTTAGGTTGGGACGGGAAACCCCATCTTTGCTTCACAGGTGGAAAAATTCTGTTCGGAGATGCTGACAGAATCCTATACCCTAAGTACTTCGAAAACGGAGATTGGCCGACAGACCCGATCACAAAAGAAAAGCTGCCGATTGCGAAAATTTGATTTAACACAACACACGGCAAGTTAAATGAGGGGATCACTTAAAGAATTGGGTTATGAACCAGATTAGTGGGCCACAAAAAGCCAAAATACCGAATAGGCGAAGTAACCCAAAATATTGTCTTGATGGGTACCGCGTAGATTCCCATTTACAGAGAAGTTCCCAAGCACCACGCGGATTTAGCGCAATATAGCCAGTAATGACGAACCAGAGGATATAGAAAAAGATTACGAAAATAATGCCCATTGTCAAACCTCCTTTTTCGATTTTTACGATTGGCAATTGAAAAAGTTCCAGCTTTTGTAAGGTGATTTATCACAACATTACCTGTGACAAAAGGAGGGATCGGGATGAATAAGACGCAGGTAAAGAAGGGTGATATTGTTCACCACAAGAAAGATGATGTACTCAAGTACGGGGAAGTCGTGAAGATTTCCAAGACAGGTCGAGCGTTTGTTCAGTGGCCTGTTGGGCCGAAATTGCCGTTTGGTCACTTGGCATACTATCCGGTTGATTCACTGATAGTTGTCAGCCAAAACGATTGATTTAACACAGTATTTCGGGAGTAAAGGAGAGGAGAAAGCATGCACTACAAAACAGAATTCACGCACGGCAAAACGACATACCATCTGGATTATGCCGTCGGCGACACTGTGGAGTGGAAGAGTCAGGCGGGCGGCATCACGAAAACGAAACGCGGCAAAGTGCTGACGATAGTTTATCCAGGAGAAGATGCATACATTCTGATGCCTCCCGGTACGTTTACCAGCCAGCTCAAAGGGCAGCGGCGCGCGTTAATTCCTCGGGCGCTGGTTGAAGTGCCGCGGGGAGGCCAATCGGCCAAATGCGACTATTACACGCCGCATGTGAACTGGCCGCGGCTGGCGAGGGATGAACCTTAAAATTACTTTTTTGATCTGTAGAACAAGAGAATCGCAAAAACCACACCAAAAAAGAGAACGACGGAAAGTGACTTGTTATCCGCGTCAAGGAGACTATATTCAGGCATATGTTACCTCCATAGAAAAAACAGCCCCCTGCCGGGAGCCAAATACAAACTTCGCCAAGAAAATTATACTACGGGCAATCCGCGAGGGGGAATGGAAGATGAGCACACGAGCCAAGGAACTGAAAATCGATATAAAGACAATGACGATCACGGTCCCAGTAGGAAAAGAGCCGGCCATGATCCTGGTGGATCCGAAACAAGGGAAAGCCAAGTTCGTACCACTGGTGCCACACGGCGAAACCGTGGTAAAATCAAGTCAGGGAAAGATTTCCAAGGTGGATTTCAGAGAAAGCGAACTGTTTTAGAGAGAGGAAAACATTCCCTCCTGTCGAAAATTTGGTGACAGGAGGGGAGAAAGGTGTTACCGGGGTTATTTAATAGGCGTGCTTTTGTAGAGGTAACAAATCCTGAGCATGGAGGCTTAGGATGGGAATTTGGGACTTGTCTTTGGAGTCCAGTTTACAACCGTGCCGGTGGTAGGTCGTGGGAAATCATGAACGAAGTACAGCCAGGTGACTTCATCATTCATTTTCTTGATAATGGCAAGGAGTACGCTTGGGTTGGAGTTTCAACGGCTGCTACTTCAGTAGTTAAATTACAAGACGAACCGCCAAAGGCGGACAAATGGGCAGGAATGTCACCTTATTACAGAGTGTCACTTCGAAATTTTCAATCACTGCCCAGCCCAGTGGGAGTAAGTAAAATCTTCCACGATTACGAGAGTGAACTCTACCAAATCAGGAATCAAACGAAAAAGGGTTCATTTTATGTTTTGTACAGAGGAAGTCAATTAAGGGTTGCACAAGGCTATTTGTTTGCAGCTACTGAGTCACTCTACGATCTTTTTTCAATTATCGCTGACTCAGTTGGATTCGATTATAACGAGGAAGAGATACGAGAGGAAATTATTCCGACTTACTCTGAACCTGTTCAACCAGATTACTTACCACCTTCAAGAGTAACAACATTTATCACCCGAACAATTAGGGATACTGACTTAGTTCGACAACTGAAGAATAGGTACGAGTATAAATGCCAGATTTGTGGGGAGACAATTCAGTTGTCAAACGGAAGAAAGTATGCGGAAGGGCATCATTTAAAGCCGTTAGGAAGCCCTCACAATGGGCCTGATGTTCAAGATAATATTATAATTCTTTGTCCTACTCACCACACCGAATTTGATTATGGATCAATTGGGATAGAGCCTGATACTATGAAAGTAATTCACATTGACAATACCAACCGATATCATATGAGAGAGTTGGCTTACCCCCGAAATGATTTAGAAGCTAATTTCTTGAAATATCATATGGACCACATTTTTAACAAATTGTAGTAAGCGGAAAAATAACAAAAACGAAGTATCGAGCGAAATATACGCCTGATACCGAGATACGGGAGGGCGTCAGAACGATCACCCAATACGGGTGTGTTCTGGCGTCCTCTTTTATTTTGCCGGAAAAAGGAGGACAAGCCGTGGCAAAAGTCAGGGACATTTTGGATTACAAGCAGAGGAAAGAGAAAGAGCCGATCAGTTTTGCTGAGCACCTGGAGCGTGCAAAGGAACGGCTGCAGCAACAGCCGCCGCGGGCACGCGGAAAGCCGGCAGATGTGCTGACGTTTGAAGAAGTGCGGCGCCTAATGGGGGACGTCGGGCCGCGACGGTTCCTCAAAGATCGGGCTAACAGACGCAAATAGACGCATTGGGGAGGGGTTCTCATGCAGGATTTGCTGAAGGAGTACAAAGAGACCAGAAAGGCGCTGGAACGCATTCAGCGTCGTCTGAAAGAGAGCGACGATTCGGATAGAATCGTTCGTCTTGAAGAAGCCCAAAAGAAGAACGGGAAGGCAAAAACCACGTCGAATGGAGACGAAAATAAAAGCGAGCGTCAAATCATCGGCGAGATGATCAGCAACGTCGAGTACGTGATCGAGTGGCTGGAGACCGGCCGGCGTCCGGGGAACCGACGGGGGATTGAGCGGCAGGCGGCGTATCAGCGGGAACGGCTTATGGACCCGATTCGGATGCAGGCGTTCGTCGCTCGTAGCACGGCCGGCAGTCCGGCGAACTTGACGGAGTGGCAGCTGCATCAGATTGAGGACGCGCTGTGCGTATTGAGCGAGAGGGAAAGGGAGTGCTATGTGCTTGCACATGGAGAATGCTTCACTCATTCACAAATTGCGGATATGCTCGGCATTACAAAAAGCAGCGTAGACACTCACATCAAGCGCGCACAACAAAAAATATCGGAACGAGTGATGAACAGCCTCTTCCTTGTTGGATGAGGCTGTTTTTTGTCATGCGAATGCCACCTATAAGTGAAAGGAGTTTTTTCTTTCGGTAGAACCCCTCTGGTACCGCCTCGGAAACGGGGTGGTGCATCCTTTCTTAGGTCTAAACGGATGAACTGCGCCCATACTGTTGTAAAGAGGTGATCTCGGATGTGTTTGCAGGGAGTCTACAAGTGGGTGAATGTTATCAACGAACAGCAAAACCAGCGGGTAAAAGTGGATGCCTGCATCGCGGACGAGATCCAAGACTTGAACGATCAGGGTATTATAACCCTGGGGTGCTGTTGCGGCCATGGACGAGCTGGAGAGGTGATCGAGTGGGAGAATGCGTTTGGTCGTTGGAAAGGATATGCTGACCCGCCCAGCGTATTAATACAGGAGGAAAGTGTGGAGGAGGCACGACGACTCGGGTACCGGCCGTACCCATACTATTATGCTGATGGGAATCATAATGGTGTATGGCGAATGCAACTCAAAACCGGATGCTTAACAATGGAGGAAGTCAAGGCTTGGCACAAAAAGGAAGGAATCCCCTTCCAAAAGAATTTAGGAATTGTGGAATAGGGAGAGAGGATTCTCTCCCCCGTCAGGCCTTTAGCCAGTATGCTGTGTCCGGTAGCACCAGTAACAACCGTTATAACCATCTCGGATCAATTGAGCTACACGACCATCGCTATCAGTATCTTCACGATGAGAAGACGTAATCTCAGGAATCTGACAATTGTTGGTTGTGTACGCTGTACGATGAATCTCTTTGGTGTTGTGGTTAATCACATATTTAGCCATTATTTCACCTCCCTCCTACTTCGGAATTAAACAGAATGGTAGTTTAATCCTGCTGCTTGTCGGAAAATGTCGGGCGAAAGTTGTAGGAATATGGTCGCTGGTGGCGAATTGTGGAGATGGGAGGTGATTTGTATGACTTATAAAATAAATCCACAGGACGAGATTGAAGTATATGAAAATGGTCAGATGGTTGGAAGTTATTACGGGGTTGATGTGAAAAAGGAGTCCCCTGAGTGGAATTGGGAGATTAACGTTGGGGATATAATTGCTGTTTCCAATATTAACCAACAAAAAAGAATTGTGGAGATAGAAACGAGATTCCCGGACGGGGAAGATACTGTTATGAGATATAAGCTGTATCTCGAATAGCACCCACGCGGTGCTTTTTTTCATGGAGGTGGATGACGTGTAGTGCGCCAATTCGTCGACCCGGACACGGGGGAGGTATTCTACGAGGAGCAAATTCTCCGGCGCCCGGACGAGATCGTTAAGGTCTTTCGGCCAGCAGGCCGCAGTGCAAAATTCGTGAAGATCAAAGCCAGCCAGAAGGCAAAGAGACGGCTCAGAAAGCTGTCGCTCGCCGAGGCTGGTTTTTTGTTGAAGATCGCGCCATATGCCAGCGAGGGAACCAATCTCCTGCTGGGGGACAATGAGCGCGGCCAGAAAGGCGTCCCGCTCACAATCAAGGAGCTGGCCCGGATCGCTGACTGCTCATATTCCCAGGCGAGGAAGATCGTCAGGACATTCGTCGAACAGCGAATTCTCCGGTGGACCGACATTGCCGGTAGGACGGCGTTGGCAATCAACCCGCTGTATTCCCTCAATGGGAAGGAGGCGGAAACCAGCCTGCTGCAGTTGTTCAGGCAGGAGATCACAGAAGCTGGCGAAGACCCGAATTCTGAATAGGGGGTTGCCAGAAGCCAAGAGGCCGCGAAACCTTGTGGCTCTAAGGCTCAACCCCGTTTTTAGCAGTGATACGAAACGTATACTTTTTGGGGTAAAAAGTGATACGCTCGTAGCGCTCAAAAAATAGCCTTCAAGCCTTGCGGGACAAGGGATTCAGCCGTTTTGTGGCTGGCAATATTCTTTATTCTTATATCTATCGCCACGGAGGGGAGGAAACAGCATGAAAATACGAAAAATCCCCGTTTCGATGATCAACCCGGCGCCCTACCATCCGAAAGTAGACCTGCAGCCGGGAGATCCCGAATACGAAAAGCTGAAACGGTCGATCGAGGACTTTGGCTACGTCGAACCACTCGTATGGAACGAACGGACCGGGAACCTCGTAGGCGGTCATCAGCGGTACAAAATCCTCGTCAATGAGCAGGGAGCCACAGAGGTAGAGGTTTCGGTAGTTGACCTGGACGAGACCAGGGAGAAGGCTCTCAATCTCGCCCTGAACAAAATCAGAGGCGATTGGGACGAGGGGAAGCTGGCGCAGGTGCTGGCTGAGCTGCAGGAGAGCGAGCTGGATGTCACGCTTACCGGTTTCGACCAAGAGGAAGTCACAGAGCTGCTTTCTGAGTACCAGAACATCGAAGTGGAGGAACCAGTCCAGGATGATGGATTCGACGTCGAGAAGGCGCTGGACGAAATCAAGGAACCGGTGACCAGGTACGGGGACATTTGGCGGCTTGGCAGGCATGTTCTCATGTGTGGCGACTCTACAAACAAGCAGGATGTACAGCGGCTGATGGACGGGCAGCAGGCCGCGCTGGTCGTGACTGACCCACCTTACAATGTCGCGTTTGAAAGTGACTCGGCGGAGTTGGCCGCGGATGGGCGGGAGAGCATCCTCAATGACGACATGCCGCTGGAACAGTTCGTCGCTTTCCTGGACGCCGTGTTTGCCAACTACTCGGCCATCATGGACCCGAAAGCGGCCATCTACGTTTTTCATCCTTCCCTCTACCAGCGAGAATTTGAGAACGCCATGAATAAAGCTGGCATTGTCGTTCGCACTCAGTGCATTTGGGTAAAGAACGCGGCCAGCTTCGGTTTTGCACAGTACAAATTCAAACACGAGCCGGTGTTCTACGCTCATCTGAAAGGGAAGGCACCTGCATGGTACGGGGATCGGAAGCAGACGACGGTATGGCGGGCCGGACTACCTGGGGAACAACGGGAGCCGGAAACGGTGTGGGAGGTATCCCGCGGCGACGTAAGCAAGTACGTTCATCCGACACAGAAGCCGCTTGATCTGTTGGCCATACCGATCGGGAACAGCAGCCAAAAGGGCGACGTCGTCGTTGATCTGTTCGGTGGCAGCGGATCCACCCTCATGACTTGCGAGCAGATGGGACGTATCTGCAGGACCATGGAGCTGGATCCGAAATTCTGCGACGTCATTAAGCGGCGCTTCTATGAGGCGACCGGAATCGAACCGGTGCTTGTCAGCAGACAGCAAGAAGCCGCATAAATAGCAAAAGGAGGACGCTGCAACGTCCCCCTATGCACCCGGGACACCCCCGGCTGAGATAGCGGGCAACCGAGCGCTCGGATTTTCCCACAGCCGCTATCTCGTTTTCCATTTTACCGGAAAGCCGAGGGTGTCTCAATGAAAAATAGAAACAAACGTTCTCATCATGATGCTGAGGACCTTCTGCTGCAGCATGAAGTCGAAGTGATCGAGGGTATTCTGGAATCCAAGACCAAGTATCGAAAGGTCGTTCAGGCTGCTATTGCAAAATGGGTGAAAGATTTTCAATCGGGTCATATCGAGATTAAAACGGTCGATGACCTGAAGAAGCTGATAGAGTTGGACATTGAATTGCAGAAGGACGAAATCTAAAACAAACCCCATGGACTGGTGAGGTGGTGGTCATGTAGATGGCACGGAATCCTGAGAAAAAGCGATGCAAAGCAAGGAGCAAGCAAACCGGCGAACAGTGTAAGAACTGGGCCAAGCCAGGGTACGACGTATGCCACTACCACGGTGCTGGTGGTGGTGCTCCCCCGGAGAAGATGAAACGCAACACCAACGCCGTCAAGACCGGCGAGTACCAATCACTCTGGATGGATGCCCTGACACCTGATCAGGCGGAGATGCTTGAGCGGATCGACCTGGATCCCATCCAGCAGGCCGACGACGAAATCCGCTTGCTCGCCTGGCGTGAGCGTGAAATGATGCTGCGGATTCGGAGGCTGACGGAAGGGTTAACCGAAAAGCAGCGGCGTGTCCTACAGGAGAGAAAAACGATAAAGGAGCCGGTCCAGGTTCATGATGAGAAGTCCGGGGAAACGAAGACGTTCATTCGCACCCGGGACGAGCTGGTCACCACCGAGATCGAGGAGACCGAATACCGGGCCATTGAGGACATTCTTGCGCTGGAAGAAGCCCTGACGAGAGTACAGGACAAAAAGCTGAAAGCCATTCACCTCAAGGCGCAGTTGCTCAATAGTGGCGGTGGTCCCGAGAAAGAGATCATCGTTCGGAGGTGGTCGCGTGACAAGTCTGATGGTTGACCCTTTCGCGGATTGGACACCTCACGCGAAACAAATTGAGGTCATGGAATGCTCGGTCCGGAACGTGGTCATGAACTGCGGCCGACGCGGAGGCAAAACCAATGTGGGCGCCCGGAAGTTTTTTGACAACATCCTGGCCGATATTGAGGCGGGGAAGGGGCTGCCTTATAAGCCACCGCGAAATCTCAAGGTCATGAAGAAGCCAAAGCCGCGGTTGGAATACTGGTGCGTGTCGCCAACCTATTCCATGTCCGAAATCCAACAGGAGGAGCTGGCCGCTGTCATCCCCGAGGAAATGATTGAAAACTGGGATGCTTCCAAGAACCGAATCTGGCTGAAGGGTTACATCCTGATTCAATTCAAATCGGCAGACCGGCCCAAGACCCTCGTCGGTAAAGGATTGGATGGCGTATGGCTTGATGAGGCTTCCAAGATGAAGCCGGAAACATGGACCGGATACCTGTCCTACGCGCTTGCTGATAAAGGTGGTTGGTCGATTTGGACGACCACTCCAGAGGGCATGAACTGGTTCTACCACGACATCGTTCTCAACGGCCAACATACGCCAGCAGGCGGTCAACCTGACGAGTATCGCAACGATCCTGAATGGCGGAATTTCTACTGGACCAGCAAAGACAATCCGTTGCCGGAGTTGCAAAAGAACATTCAGCGTATGATTGAGACGATGCCCAAGCGATACGTCGACCGGGAGATTTTCGCCCGGTTCGATGTGTTTTTCGGGCAGGTTTACGAGGAGTTTGACCGTTCCATTCACGTGGTGCCGCGCGAGCTGTGCGAGCAAAAGTTCCGCGACGGTCATTTCGTCCATGTGGAGGCGGGAAAGGACTGGGGCTTCACCAATCCCGGCGTCACCCTGGTTGGCGCCATGACATCAAACGGAGAACTGTGGATCGTGGACGCGATCTACAAGCCGCAAATGGAGATTCTTATTCCAGGGGACCCGAACTGCTGGGTGGCCCAGGACAAGGAACTGATGAAGAAGTGGAAGATCAGGTTGTTTTGGTGCGATGAAGAGGACCCGAGCAACATCAAGACGTATCAGACGAACGGGTTGCCGGCCAGGCCGGCCAAGAAGCATCTGAAACAGGGGATTCGCGCCGTATCAACGCTGTTCACGGTCAAGTCCGACAATGGGCGGCCGAACATTTTTATTAGCGACCACTTGAAAGACGTGATCCAAGAGCTGACAAACTACCGGTACCCGGAAGACGCTGCCGGCGACAAAGCAGAGATTCCGCTCAAGGAAAACGATCACGCGATGGACGCTCTGCGTTATTTGGTGTGGAACAGCAAGACCTTCCATCAACTGTTGATCGCGCGGTTTAAGGTCATCCCGTGGAAAATCGCTGACAAAGCAGCCTAAGAAAAACGGAGAAATCCGGAGAAAACGGGAGATCGTGTTTTTGACCCGAAAATGTCGTTTTGTCTCCCGGTGGTGGACATTTTGACCCATGGCAAAAAGGCATAATCGCCGAAAACGGCCAAATTTGGCTGAAATTCGGGATTTGAAGGCAAGTTCACATAATACATGTTATCGGGACCCGAAAAAGGGGGTGAAAAAAAGTGCAGACCATGCTGCTGGAGGAGTTTTATCAGCAGAACAAGGAACTGAACTCCTGGCGCTGGGTGATGGACCTGATCAAGAAGCATCAAACCCGTGACTATACCGTCATGCGGCGCTACGTCGACGGCGATCAGGACATCCTGCGAAAGCCAGAGGAGAAGGGAAAACCCAACAACAAGATCGTCCTCAACTTCGCTCGGAAAATCATCGATTTTGGGACGTCGTACATCGTCAGTAACCCGATCCGCTACTCGGCCAACGAAGACGGGGAAGAGATTGACGAATACATTAAGAAGTTGCAGGCAGTCTTGGTCGACAACGACGAGGAGAGCCTGACCTACGACATTGTGGAGGACGGATCAATCGACGGCGAGGTGTTCGAGTATTACTACTTTGACGAAGACGGCCAGATTTGCATGGCAGAGTTTACGGCTGACGAATGCATCGCGGTGTACGACACCACGGTAAAGGCCAAGCTGATCGCGGTCATTCGGTACTACTACCTGACTGACGTCGACCGGAACCAGAAGAAGCTTATCGTCGAGGTGTACGACGAAAACGAGATCACCTATCTCCGGCAAGAAGGGGAAGGCCTTGTCTTGGATACGAGTAGGGAGCAAAATCCCGTCGCTCATAACGTCACCGTTCTGATGAAGGACCAGGACGGGAAACTGCAGCAGAAACCTGTCGTTCCCTGGACGCACTTCGTGAATCGGCGCCGGAAACACCAGCAGTATCGGGACGACGGCATGATCGAGGGGATGGGCGATCTCGGTGATTTAAAGCACCTCATGGACGCCATCAATAAGGCCGTAAGTGGCAAGGTCGACGTCCAGGAGTATTTCAAAAACCCGAAGGTCATTTTTGAAGACTTGGACCTGGACGAGCTATTGCTCTATGACCAGGAAGGCAACCTGATCACGGATGTGGAGAAGAAAAAGCAGTATCTCGCTAAGCAGTGGTCTACTTCGCAGATTCTCGTCGGGAAAAAGGCAGTTCCCGTTACATGGGACCTACAAGACCAGCACGAGGAAAACACCATCAACCGCCTGATTGAATCGCTTCTGGATCAATCGGGAACGCCTCATCTTCGACCTGACCAGGTGGGGACGGCGCCATCCGGAATCGCGCTCAAGATCATTTTCTACCACGCCGACATCAAGGCCGGCATCAAGATGCGAAACTACGGGCGCGGGCTACGAAACCGTATCCGTATCCTGACAGGCATGCTCAACGCGAAGTACCGCAAGCAGTGGGATTATCAAGCCGTAGATATTAAGTTCAGCAAAAACATGCCGGTCAATCTGGTCGAAATGGTCGATATTGTCACCAAGCTCGTTGGCCAGTTGTCGCATGAGGAACGCTTGGCACTGCTGCCATTCGTTGATGACCCGAAAGCCTCCCGCGATAAGCTGTTGGCTGAACAGGACGAAGAGGTGCAGCGCAGAATGGCGTTGCTTGACCCATACGCGATTGAAACGGCCGAAGAGGACAAGCAGGTTGAAGAGGGCGGAAGCGATCCGCCGGGTGATGCCGCATGAGCCGAGAAGAGCGCTACCAAGAAGAACTGGAACAGCGGATCATGAAACATGGAAAGAAACTCCGCGGGCTTTTCAACCGGTCAAATGCCCGCATTCTCGCCGAGATCAACGATCTGTACGCACGCTTTGCCGAAAGCGGCGAAGAGCTGGTTTCGCTGATCTACAATGCTTCTCGGCTTGATTTGATCTTGGGGAGCATCCGCACCATTTTGAAAGAACTTGGGCAGGAAGAAGAGCAAGAGTTGCGGCAGGCGTGGGGAGACGAATATAAGCGAAGCATTCTCCATCACCTGTATTTTATTGAGCAAGACTTTCAAGTCGGTGTCACCATTCCCCAAATCAATCCGGGGATGATTCTGGCGGCCGTCGAAAGGCCGTGGGAAGGCCGGCATTTTTCCAAACGGATTCGAATGCGCACGGACCTGCTGGCTGCTGCGATGGAAGACGTGATTACGCAGGCTGCCGTACAGGGCTGGGGAGTGTCCAGAACAGCGAAAGAGATCACACTGCGCACATCCGAGAGCTGGTCCAGTGCTCTGCGGCTGGCACGTACGGAACTGAACCGAGCGGCAGCGCAAGGGCAGACGACGGCTTACCAGGCAAACGCGGACATCATCGGCGAGAAAGAGTTTTGCGCAACGTTGGACAAAAGGACCTCATCCCAGTGTAGAAAAGCAGACGGGAAACGGTACCCACTCGATTACGACACGCCGGATAACCCGGGGCGCGAAGGGGAGCGCATCCCCAATCATCCGAATTGTCGCTCGTACTGGCGGCCAGTGATCAAGTCGAAAGTGCTGGAGCGATTAGAGCGAGAGCGCTCTTATCGTATCGGTAGGGCAGAGCGTGGCTACACGCCGGCGCGCTCATACGAGGAGTGGGTAAAAGAGAAAGGGATAACGTTTTAGCCTACCTTTGAGGATTTGAACTTCTTGAAAAGGCGTATAGCTGTGAAGAGTAAACCGTAAATTCCTATTCCTACAAGTAGATGAAAGAGAATGTTTGTTTCAAAGTCAGGTCTAATAATGACACCAAAGGCAACTTCATTTTGTAGATAGTTTACTTCTTCATAAGCCTCGGTGATATCAGGTACGTAGAAATGAGTCAGGAACAAACCAGAAAGGATAGGAAGAAGAAAATAATAAAGGAGGTTTACTGAGACGGAAAAGATTATGGCTCTTGTAAGATGACGTATCAAATGTGGTCCCTCCATTCTTAACCCAACACTTTTGTAAATTTTACTAAAACTTTTAATCAAAGAAAACCGAACTGTGAATGTCGGTTTTTTTATTTTGGCTGGGAAAGGAGGCGAGGTCGATGTGATCAAGATTCAGGCTCGCATGAAAAGTGGGGAGATGCAAATACACGCAGACGGGCACGCGGGATATGCCGAGTACGGCAAGGACATCGTCTGCGCGGCCATCTCCACGATCATGCAAACCGCGCTGCTGGGCATTCAGGCGGTCGCGGAGCAGTATCCCAATCACGTATCGTTAAAAATCATTTCTGAGGAGGGAGAAAACAGTCATGAAGAAGTTTAACCGGATCAATCGGATTAACATGCAACTGTTTAACGATGGCGGCGGTGCTGCTGCAGGAGGGGGTGAAGGCGTAAATGGAGGTGGTCAGGTCGGGAGCGGTGGAAATGGTGGCACCGCCGTAGCTGCTGGTGCCAATGGAGCAGGCAGTCAGGCAAATGGCGGAGGCGATAAAGGCGGGGAGAGCAATAAGCCGGCAGTGTCGTTCGCATCACAGCAAGAATACGAGTCGGCCCTGCAGGGTGCCGTGAGCGATTTCCTGAAAGGTCTGGGCATTGAAAAGGCCGACGAGCTGAAAGCGATTGTCGATTCGCACAAGCAGCGTCAGGAGGCGGAGAAGACTGCTGAGCAAAAGCTTGCCGAACGGGAATCCGAATTGAAGACGGCTAACACCACGATTCAATCCCTTCGCGTGGAAAATGCCTTTATCGTAGAAGCGATTAAGCAGGGGATTGACCCGGACAAGCTGTCCGATGCGATCCGCCTGGCCGATCTGGCAAAGGTAGAGGTAACGGACGGGGGCAAAATCAAGAACATCGACAAGCATGTTTCCGAACTGATCACGGCAAAGCCTTGGTTGAAGAGCGATGGGGTCCCGCGCGGCAACACGCCCGCCGCAAAACCGCCGGCCAACCAAAAATCTACGATTCCGAATATCTCAGACCTGCGTAAATTGCAGCGTATCTAAAGGAGGAACGAACACATGTTGAAGAAAGCAATGAAGGTAATGGTACAGACTGCGGCAGCAGCTTTTCCGTTTGATCTGCAAAGATTTAACGGAGAAGGAGCCACGCTTAGCACCGAGTTGACGGGTTTGATTCCCGAGGAGACAGCATCGGAAATTGTGAAAGACGTGGTTCGAGGCTCCGCGATCATGAAACTTGCCGATCTTGAGCCGATGACCTCCGCAACCAAAAAGATTCCCGTGTTGCTGGATGGCCCTGGCGCTTACTGGGTAGGTGAAGGCGAGCGGATCAAGACGTCGAAAGCCACGTGGGCACAGGTAACGCTTAATGCGAAGAAATTGGCCGTCATCGTCCCAATGTCGAAGGAAGCTCTCACTCGTCCAAGTATCGATGTCTTCGAAGAACTCAAACCATACATTGCCGAGGCCTTCTACACCAAGCTGGATGCGGCCGCGTTCATCGGTACCGAGTCGCCGTTCGCAACGAACATCCTGACTGCTGCCGTCAACTCCGGCAATACTTTCACCCGCGGATCTGTGGCCGGTCAAAATCTGGCCGATGACGTGAACAGTGTTATGGCCCTGATCGAAGCGGACGACCAAGAGCCGCGTGCCTTTGCTGCTCACTTCGGTCTGAAATCTTCTCTGCGCGGCTTGAAAAACAGTCAGGGCGATCCTCTTTACCTGACGTCTGTTCGGGATGGCGTTGCCGAAGATTCCCTGTACTCCTTGCCGATCGAATACTGCCGCAACGGCGCCTGGGATAAAACCAAGGCCGATCTGATTGCCGGCGACTTCAAAAAGGCCAAGGTTGGCATTCTGCAGCAAATTGAATACGAAATCCTGAAAGAGGCTACCCTGCACACGATTTCCGCTGCAGACGGGAAGCCTCTTTCTCTTGCTGAGCAGGACATGGTGGCGCTGAAAGCGACTTTCCAAGTGGCATTCCTGGTCGTCAAGGAAAACGCGTTCGGCGTACTCCGCCCGGCCGGCTATACCCCGTAAGGCACGTAATCAATCTGAGGGGAGGTTTACCATATGAAACCCAATGACATTCTGGTGATCAGCAAGGGGAAAGAAAAGCTGAAAGTGTCGCGGAAAGCGTTTGAGGTCATCTACTGCCAACACGGCTACAAGGTGGAGGATGACCCGGCAGGAGACGCGGCTGTACAGGAGCCGGTGAAACCGGATGGCGATTCTGACAAGTAGTGAACTGATCGGGTTTTATCCCGAATTTAGCACATGGGATGCCGAACGTCTGAACGCGGTTGTTTTGCGCGCAAATGTGTATGTCGAGGGACAGGTGACGATTCCCGATCCTGTCCCTGACGAATTGAAACTGGCCGTCGCGATGATCGCCAAGGACATGGCACAGGAAAAACGGGTGACCAGCGTCAAGCAGGGGGACTATCAGGAATCCATTACCTACGTCAACAACGACCCCAAGGTTGAGGAGATTCTGAACAAATACCGCAAGAACAGGGGGCAAAAGATGTGGATGATCTGACCGAATACAAACGGCTTCTGTGCCACTCTTTTACCCTTTTGGATATGCAGGGGGATGTTGACCCCTTTACCGGGGGAAAAAACCGCTCAGAATGGCTCCCTGTGGCCCAGAACGTGCCTTGCAGGGTATCTGGCTCCCCCGGTCGCATTCAGCAACTCACCGGGCGTCAGGCGACATCTCAGGACTTCCTGATGCATACCCTTCACCCCGGTCTGAAGCCGGGGATGCGTGTCCAGATCGAACAGCCCGAGTTTGCCGGAAATCTGTATGAAGTTGGCCTTCCGTATCCCGTGTATGGTTCGGCCGGCATACATCACTATGAGGTTGTCATCAGTCTCATTGACGCCGTTACTGGAGAGGAGCCTGAAATCTGATGGCTCGCGTCAATAAAAAGGACTTGGAACGCCAGTACCGGCACCTGAAAAAGCAAGCCAAAAGAGAAGTGCAGGCTACCATGGACCGCGTTGCCCGGAAAGCTGGCTTTCAGGTTCTCAGGGGAGCACAGGACCGGGCGCCGGTCCGGGATGGTGTACTGCGACAGTCGCTCATGATCGGCAACAGAGATAACATTTTCGACCTAGTCTTGCAGGGAACGAAAGCAGAAATCACCGTCGGCACTGCCTTGGAGTACGCCCGGTACGTGGAAGAAGGGTTTACCCAACGAAAAGGGCAGTTCGTACCTGGTTACTGGGACGATGAAAAATTTGTTTATGCCCCGGGGCATCCCACCGGCATGGTTTTGAAAGGCCGACGGATCCCTGGAGTCCACTATCTGGCACGATCGGAAGCAGAGGTAGAGTCGATCATGGACGAACTGGTGAAAGAAGAACTGGACGAGCTGGCGAGGAGGTTGTTCCCGGATGGGCGATGATGTTCTCTCCGTACGCCACTGGCTTTACGCGTTGACCGGCATCCAGACGGAAAGCCTCCGTGTTCCCAAGGATTTTACCCGCCCCATGTGGTTCGTAGAGGAGCCTTTCCGCATCCCGGAACCTCGGCGGCCGGACGTCTACCGGGAAAAAGGGACGATGAGCCTTACCCTGTTGGCCGAAAACGCGGAGCAGCTAAAACAGATGGTCTCCCTGGTACGGCAAGACCTTGCTGATAAGCGTTGGGCGCTGCCGCTATACAACACGGACCGCGTGCAAGTTGGGTACATGCGGGAGTGCCGCTTATCGTTTAGCAAGCCGGACGGCTTTGACCAGTCCATAGAGTTGAAGTATCTGGTTGACCTGCCTTACACGCCGGTGGTGTACGACCCGTTGGAGGTCATTCATACACGGTTTGACCCGACATTGAAGAAAGGAGGGGGACGAAGTGGCCCGTAAACAAGGAACTGACAACGATGTCGGTCAGCAAGAAGTAAAGTACGCGAAGGACCAGATCATGAAGGTGGCACAGCAAAAGTTCGGCTTGAACCGAACGGAAGCGATTGCCGCCTTTTTTGATGCTCCCACCGAGATGACGGTCGCAGAGGCGGAGACATTCGTGAAAAAGTTCAAGGAAAGGACGGTGAAATAGATGGCCGGCAAGTATCAACCTGGAGAGGAGAAAGTCCTGTCCGGTGCTTACTCCTTTTTGAAATCGTTTATCGAGGAACAGACCACACCAGGATTACGAGGGAAACTGGCCCTGCCGATTGTTGCTGATTGGGGGCCAATCGGCGAGTTTGTGACGGTACGCAATAAGACATCTGCCGAGAAGAAATTCGGGAAGGTGGAGGACTTCGATCTGATATGGGCAGCCGATCCACAACCCACCGAAGTGCTGCTGTATCGTGTCGCCGGGAACAGCGCAGCGGCTGCAAATGCGATCTTGAAAAGCGGCGCAATCGACGTACTCAAAGTCGAAGCGAAGTATAAAGGTGAGCTTGGTAACCACCTCAAGGTCGTCGTCCAACCCAACCTTCTCGACGGAACAAAAGTCGATGTACTGATTTACAAGGACGCCGAATTGGTCGAGAGCCAAACGGGTGGCACCAACGACGAGCTGGTAACTGCCTTTGCCAACAGCGAGTATGTCGTCCTTACCAAACTGACTGACACGCTGCCGGACCCAACCGCGGGCACAAATCTGACAGGCGGCGACAGTGGCAAAAGCGTGGAGGCGACCAAATATACCGCGTACCAAAATGCACTCGCCACTCAAAAAGGGAAATTTGGTGTGTTCACCCTGGGGATTGCGGACGCCGCTCTGAACGCTGCTGCCCAGGATTGGACAAATCAACAGGTGGCTCTCGGCAACTATATCCGATTTGTCTACGGCGGGGATTCGACGCGGGACCAGAACAAGGCTGCAATGATCCAGTCCAGCAAGGACGCCAACAACATGGCGGTCGTAAACTGCGGCAGCGGCTTCAAGTGGAAAGGGAAGACATACCCGAGCGCAAAGCTGGCTGTGTATATTGCGGCCCTGATGGCAGCGATGCCTCTCAACTACACGATGGCGCTGTACATCACGCCATTTGATGCCCTGACTGTAGAGTGGGATCAGGATACCGACCTGATCGAACTCGTTCAAGCTGGTGTCCTCATGCTGAACATGGACAACGGGAAAGTCATCATCCAGGAGCCTGTAAACACGCTGACCACACCGGGGCCGGACCAGTCAAAAGAGTTTGGGAAGATTCGAGTGGCGGACACCATGTTCACCATCCTGCATGCCGAGGAAGAAGCAGCAAAAGAATGGGTGAGACAGCAACCGAACAGCAACAGTCCGGCGCGCAGAGCGGCCTTCTGCCAGATGATGAAAGAAACGGTGTTTAAACCGCTGGCAGCGATCGAAGTCATTGCGGCCGACTATGAATACATCGAAGACCCCGAGTATCACGGGCCGGACCCGATCTACACCCCGGCGCGCAACGCGGGGCACTTCATTGCGGGATTCCGTCACCAGGACGCGCTTGAAAAAATCTACACCTACAACAAGGCAAAGTGAGGTGACGCCAAATGAACAAGGATGCTCAAACCTATTCGGGTACCCACGGTCATTTTTACGATCAGAACGGTAACGAATTGACGGAGTGCATCGGTTTTGAGTTGACCGAGGAGTTTGACAAAGTGGAAAGCAAGCGTGCGGGCAAGCTGCGGAAAGGCCACCGTGTTGTGTCTTCCTCCGTAAGTATGACCGCCACATTTGAACGGACAGCAAATGTCCAAAAACTGATCCAGGAGCTTGCCAACAACCCCGAAAAGAAGGTGAACTTTATCGGGGAGTTGGACGATCCTGTGGCGGGAAGATACCGGGTAGCCGTAAAAGGCTTTTCGCCGGATTCGCTGGCACTTGCGAAATGGGAACATGGCGCGATTGACGAGGATACTTCACTTGAAGGAACAGTCGATGATTACGAATTCATTTAAAACAGGGGTTGACCCCATAGGAGGTAACAGGTATGAGCGAATTTCTCACGATGGAAGAGTTTCTCGGCATGAACACCCAAGCGGATGAGAAGAGCGAATGGGAGTGGAAGCGAAACGGCGTGAAGCTTCCGATTCGCTCCGTCCCTGGGGATGTGTACTACAAGGCTCGGAAGGCTGCACTGAGGATTTCTGTCACCGGCAAGAAGAGCAAAGCGGAACGGAAAGTAGAATTCGATGACCTCCGGTTTAAATCGGAGATCATCATTGCGGGTATCGATACCGATCGGACAAATTTCCGGATCGATTCGCCGCAGGTCCTCGCAAAGTTCGGGAAGATTGCTGCCGTTGATGTCGTACCTTGCATCTTCCGACCAAATGAAATCGATTCGTTGTATGAAGCGATTGCAGCCATCAGTGATTTTGCGGACGATGAGGAAGCCGAGGAAGAGGTAAAAAACTCATAAAAGAGAGCCCGGAGTTGGCTCTCTATTCTTACATCTGGCAAGAAAAAAACCGGCTTCCCTCGGAAATTTTATGCCTGCCTGAGCGTGAGAAACAATTTGTCCTGATCTCTACGGCTATGGAAATCCAACGCAAGGCTGAGCAGGAAAAGAAAATGGAACGGCTCAAAGGCCGACGTGTAAGAGGGAGGAGGAGATAGGGAATGGCTTTGACCACAACGCTGGCGTTCCAAGAGAAGATGACCAAGCAGATCTCCTCCCTTCTGAAACACCTTGGCGACGTGCTGGACATCTTCGATGACATAGAGGACGCGGCCACCGAAGTTGAGGATGCGTTGGACGGCATCGATCATGCTTCCATTACCCAACTGGACCATGCGATGGACGATGCTTATCGCCAGGCAACGAAGCTTGCCCGCCAGATTGCCGAGGTTGATGACAAAGCTGAAGCGGTCGACGCGCAACATGTTGGCCGGTTGGAAAAGGCGCTGCGTGCTGCCGCAAAAGCTGGTGACGAGGCGGCAGAATCGCTGGAGTACGTTGACAAAGCCGCTGGGCACATGGAGGAAATCGCTGGCCTGACTGCTGCCGGTGGAGCGGTGGTGACAGCCGGCTTGTCAGCCGCGGCAGTATCGGCGTACGAAATGGATCATTCCCTCGATATGCTGCAGGCGCGCGTGGGGGCAACGGATGCCGAAATGGTATCCATGTCAGACTCAGTGAAACAACTGTTTACGTCCGGTTTGGTAGAGGCGCCGCAAGAGGCATCGGAATCATTCGGGCGGTTTAAGCATCTGTTAGAAGGGACCGACGATGAGATTCGCAAGGTTGCAGAAGGTGCAATCGCTTTGGAAAAGATTTCGCTCGGCGACCTCGATCAGGACAGTATTGCAAAAGCGCTGGACATGATGCAAACCCAGTGGGGGACCGGTCCTGTAAAAGGTCTCGACATGATCACGGCTGCCTATCAGCGAGTCGGAGATAAAGCGGACGACCTGCTTGATACGATCTGGGAATACTCTCCGCAGTTCAAAGAGGCCGGGATCAGCGCCGAGAAAATGATGGGCATGTTTGTGGCCGGTACCGAGGCGGGCGCGTTCAACTTTGACAAGCTGGGCGACGCATTTAAAGAGTCTTTTGGTATTCGGCTGAACAAGGCTCTCGATGAAAATGCTCTTGGTGCGCTTGAAGATATCTTCGGGGAAGAGAAACTGTTCAAGATGCTTGACCAGATTAAGGCCGGCGGCAAAGAAGCCGAGAAAGCGATCATCGCGATTACGACCGGAATAGCTTCCATCAAGGATCAGAAGGTACAGGACGATGTGTTATCCAAGGTGTTCGGCACCCAGTACGAAGATCTCGGCCGGGACGCGGTCATGGCCATGCTGAACGCTAAACCCCTTGAGGATTTTGCCGGGAAGACGGAAGAGATTGTGGGGAAGGTGTCCAATGAATGGCAGGCCATGACCAACGAGATGCAGCTTGCGTTTGAACCGGTTGGGGATGCTGTTCTGGACGTAGCCAAACCGATCGTTGGCTTCATCGCGGACATTGCCAAAGGAATCGGGGAGTTTGCCAAAGAGCATCCGTTTATCACAAAAGTTGCTGTCTCCTTTCTGATGTTGTTTGCAGCTCTCGCTCTTTTGATTACGCCCCTGGTGTTTTTGGCAGGGATATGGACGCCGGTAACGGTCGGTTTCTCTGCGATGAGCGCTGCCATAAGTGGATTTGGTCTTGCTTCTCTCAGTGCGTTATGGCCTATTCTACTTGTCATTGCAGGGATTGTCGCCTTGATTGCCGCGGCATGGTGGCTGTACGAAAACTGGGATATGGTCAGCTCGTATCTGGTTGCCGCCTGGGAGTGGGTCAAAGGGGTAGCGCAGTCAGTATGGGATGGACTGACAGCCTATTTTACCATGGTGATTGAACTGTGGAAGGGACTCTTTACTGCGTTCACTCAATTCATCACCGGGGATTGGTCCGGGGCGTGGGAAACGATAAAAGCCACTTTCCAAAACGCTTTTACGACCATCGATGGCTGGTTTGGCGGATGGATCAGCGGCTTATTCGAGAGCGGGCAGAAAATCATCACCACGATTGTAGACGGCATCTTGTCAGTCAAAGACAAGATTGCAGACGCACTCTCCAGCGTGTTTGAATGGGCCGATCAATTCCTGCCTCACTCAGACGCGGATCTGGGGCCATTCTCCCGGTTAACCGACAGCGGTATGGCAATCCCTGAGACAATGGCCATCGGGGTGGAGGCTGCAGGGGATTCCCTGGTTACGGCTATGGACAGTGCATTCAGCCAAGTGCCAAGCTATACGCCATCCCTTGCCAATTCCGGAATCGCTCAAGCTGCTGTTGGCGGTTCTGGTTCAAATTCAACGTTCGTAGATTTCCGACCAACCATTCAGGTCACCTTGCAGACCAACAGTGTAAATGGCAAAGAGGATATGGAAAGTTTGGCCGAGCAGTTGGCCGATACTATTGCCGAAAAGGTACTCCACGTATTAGCTGGGACTGGAACGACTGTTCTTGAATAAAGAGGTGAAGACTTTCTGTGCTGATGCTAAAATAATGTTGCCGGGTATCAATCCAGCGGCGTGTCCATGTAGCATTCGTCACCACGATATAGTTCAAGTAAGACGAAAAGACGCTCTCCGCATCAAGAGCGTCTTTCAGGCGATATTATATATTTTTATTTATTATCAGTTGTGGTAATATTGGATGTAAGAAGAGTATGCGTTATCGCATATCGAATATTGAATATACTAATAAAGACCGCCGGTGCTGCAACACCGACGGCCTGTACAATAGACGTCCCCACAAGGGGGCGGCTCAGCGCAATATCAGTCAGTCAAGAATGACCGCCTTGGACGCCAATCTCAAGGGCGGTCATTCCTTTTGGTCAGGGCAACTACGATTGTTACGACGAGGCTCAGCAGTCCGACGATAAAGCCGCCAAACTGGAGCATAAGCGTAAGCGTTTCGTGAGTAATTGCCACGTTCCCACCTCCCTTCGTTTCCGACATGGGAGATGAGCCGACCACCCTTGAGGAGCCGATTCTATTGTACATGGAAGATTATAACACGGGCACATCCATCATGGGTGTGCTTTTTTCATTGGGGGGCGGGTGAGATGAAATCCAAACACCTTGAGTTTTGGCTGACCTGGAACAATAACGCTGAAAAGCTGCGACTGCCCGTTCTGCCGCCAAAGGTATCGGTCAAAATAGGGCACCAATACACGGACATCGATCTGGTGGCGATCGGAGAGGCAACCATCATCGGCGATCCGGAGTTGGACGAATACTCATTCTCCACCGTCTGGCCGGAACGGTTTGACCCGGGGATATGCGATTATGACGGCTTTCCCTCACCTGAAGAATTCGTGGCAACGATCAAGCGGTGGAAAAACACAGGGTACCCAATCCGGTTCAAAGTCACCGGCAGTTCCATTAACTCGCCGGTCACTATTCGTGACTTCTCATATGAATGGGACGGCTTCGATGTGGAATTCAGCTTGGCGTTAAAAGAGTATCGCTTCGTGACCTTAGAAAGCACCAACGTCAATATTCAGTTCCAAACAACAGGCAAAGGAACACGGCCAGATACACGAATGGCGAAAGTTTCATCCACTAAGAAAAAAGACAGCGACAGCAAGGAAAGCTTGGTTGATAAGTATCTCTCCCGGGGAAAACCCAAGCTCAAATGAGCCTGGTAGAAAGTGAGGTGTCCACCATGCAGCCCAGGTATCACTATGAAATTCGCATCCAGAAGCCCGGAAAACAGGCGTTCCGTCTCCCTTTTTCTGAAGCGACGTGGTCAGGCAGCCGGCAAGAGGCGAAACGAACGCTCGCTGTGAAGACAAACAAAGGGCGGGACAGGTTCTGGCCGGATGTCAATGTGGAAGAAGGCGACCTGATGGAGTTGATCTCCTATATCAGTGGCTCTCCCCGGTCACTGTTTACGGGAATGATCGTGGATCTGGGCAAGTCCTCCAAGGGAGATATCAACCCGGTTGCCTACGATTTCGGGTACTACCTGCTGAATAATGATGTGCTAGTAGTTTCGACTGGAGAAGCGGCAGACAGGCTCCTGACACGAATTTTTCAGCAGCACGGCATTCCAATTGGCGGGATCGGACGCATGCCTCCTGTTGAAAAGCAAGTCATCCGCGGGAAGAGTGTCTGGGATGCGGTGGTGGACATCTTAAACCAGGTCTATCGGTCGAGCGGCATCCGTTACTGGTGCTGGATTGAGGAAGGCAAAGTGTTTGTTGGTACGCAGCGCGGCCAAACGAAGCAGTGGAAAATTCAGCAGGGCAGCAATCTTCTGGAGGCCAGTCGGAAACGATCGATTGCCGAGATGCGGACAGTCGTGAGGGTGATCGGCAGCGATAACGAGTCAAGCGCCATCCTCTATGAAGAGACGGACCAGGCCAAAGCCAAACGATACGGTCGGATGGTGAAGGTGGTGGAAGTTCAGGACCAACAGAAAGGCAGTGCTGTAGCGCTTGGGAAGCAGGAATTGCAAAACCTTAGCAAGGTAAAGGACGAGGCATCGGTCAACTCCCTGGGAATCGATGATGTAATTGCCGGGACCAAGATAGAGGTCTTTGAGGAAATCACGGGACTCAAGGGCGTTTATACCGTTTGGGGGGACAGCCACACCATTCGGCCAGGCTACCATGAGATGAAATTACAGCTGCAGATGGAGGTGAGCGGCGCATGAACGGTTTTCAAAAGTTGGCTTTTGTGTTGGGGGGCTCGCAGAAGAAAGGAATGGAAGGGCAGCAAAAGGAGGTACGGTTGGAACTGGCCACTGTAATTACGCCGCCGCCTGATCTGTCGATCTTGATCGATGGTTTGACAACACCGTTCGGGAAGGATTTTCTCATGATTTGTGAGGGGATGACACGGCACGAGAGGGTTGTAACCATCGAACATACAGAGGGGAAGGAAAGAGACCTGGGTGACAAAACAGCCAAGGATTTGGTGAGTGGTGACGGGCTGTACTTCGATGTCAATGACGAAATGCAGGACCCTCACAACCAGATTTCGTCCTTCACCTATGAAAATGTCCAATTGCGCTTTGAAGACGTCCTGAAGCAGGGCGACCGCGTGCTTGTTGCGTCAGTCGGATCGCTATACATTATCATGGATAGGGTGAGAAGGCCATGAGTATTTTCCCCGCGGTATTTGAACAAACAACACAGGTTCAGGAAGCCGAGACTGATCAAACGGTTACGTCTCTGCGGACATACGCCTTTGACTTTGAACAGGGGGAGTTCATTCATCAGCCCAACGGAAAACCGGTGATCTTGGATGGAGTAGAAGCTGTCCAACAAAACAGCCAAAAAGCACTGAGCACTGATCGATACACCTTCCCCATTTACACGTCCGTGTATGGAAATGAACTGAAGGAGCTTATCAGAGGGGACGGTACCCGCGAGTGGAAGCAAGCCGAGGCAAAGCGCCTTGTCCGGGAAGCTGTTGAATTCCTGCCCGGCGTTGATCGCTGCGGGAATTTTACGTTTGAATGGATCGGCGCCGCGTTGAAAATCAGCTTTCTCTTGATCACAGACGAGGACGCCATCCCGCAGGAGGTGATCGTCGAATGATTCAAATTCCCACGGAAGAAGAGATTTATAAAAGGCTTGTCAGCAGGTATCTCACGATCGCTGGCCCTATGAATGTTGACGAGGGCAGCATCCCCTATGATTTTCTCAAGCCTACATCCATGGAGCTTGCGGAAGCGTATCGATTCATCTTGGCGCTGTATTACGCCCTGTGGGTTGAATATGCGGAGGGGGAAAATCTTGACCTCGCCGTAAGCACGCAAGGCATCACGAGGAAACTGGCAACAAAGGCGAAGCTGCCGACCCCGCAAATGAAGCTGACAGGGATTCCAGGCGACATGATTCCTGCCGGCACCCGGTTTATGACAGAGGGAATTGCCCCTCTGTTTTTTGTTATCCCCGAAGACGTAAGGCTGGACGGTTCGGGTGTTGGATTCGGGTCGTTACAAGCCGAAGAAGCAGGCCAGAAAGGAAACCTGAAAGCAGGAACCAAGTTGCTGCCGGTACAAACGATCAACGGGTTGCAATCGGTCGAATTGCTGGCGGATTTAGAAGGCGGAGCTGACGATGAATCGGATGAAGACCTTCGAAACCGGTATTGGCAAAAGGTACGGAGACGGGCTACATCAGGGAATGCTGCTCACTATGTAGAGTGGGCCTTGGAGGTTCCGGGTGTTACTGCTGCAAGGGTCTTCGAGAATTTGGACGGCCCCAACACCGTTCGGGTTGTGTTGCTCGGACAGAATGGATTGCCTCCAGATCCCACGATTGTGGCAGCGGCCCGGGCACATATCCTTTCCCAGCGACCGCTTGGGCCCGGTGACGATGGCATCTTCGTGGTCGCCGCCATGCCGAAAACATTCGACTTTTACTCAATGGTCAAACTGGCAAAGAATTTCGTGATCGTCGACGTCACCGAGGCGTATAAGGCGGCGCTGGCCGAATACCTATCGGACCTTTTGGAATCCACCGATGCAGAGGAAACAACACGGCCAATCGTTTGGACCAAAGCAGGCGCGCTGCTGCACGGTATTAAGGGCGTGGAGGATTACAGCGGATTGACGATCAACGGGGAAGCGGCAAATGCCACGTTTGGCCCTGATGAAGTGCCGGTACTCGGTACAGTTACCCTTGAGGTGATGGCATGAGTCAACGGCTTATTAACTTGGTCCCTCCCTATTACAAAAAGTCTAAGATCGCCAATGGCATATTTGGCGCCGTCGAAGGCGAAACCGACCTGCTTGTTGACTTTGCTCTGGACGTGTTTAAACAGGGCAATCCGATCCTCGCAACATGGGGACTGTCTGAGTGGGAAAAGCAGTTGAAACTTCCGCCGCTCCCGGAAGGAACACCAATTGAAGCCCGGCGAGCGCGGGTTCTAGCGCGGCATAACATTCCTCCGCTGATCACGCCCGAGGAAATGGAGAAAATCGCAGGAGAATTTACTCGGACCAAGCGTGCAACTGTGGTGGAGTACGGGCGTGAGAAGCGTTTCGAGGTGGTAGTTGAAATTGACGACCTCCTTGATTATGAAAGGCTAGTTGAGACGGTATACGAAATGCGGCCCAAGCATTTGAGCTTTTCGGTTTTGGCCAGAACGAAACCGGAGTCGATAATCGTCTCGGCTTCCGCTCGCTCTTTCGAGGTTGAATATCCCATCTGCGGTATGTTCTACACTGAGGACGACTTGGAAGGCCGTATCTTCCGTGAAGCTGTGGCTGTAGCCGAATCTGCACGCACCCACACGGTGGACTACCCGCTGACCAATACGTTCTACTCTGTTCCGGAATAGGAGGTGAGAACATTGGCAATCGTTCAAAACCGGCTGCTTGAATTGCTTCGGGATGATTTGAACGGCCATGTGGCAAATGCTTTGGTAAACGTCGACGGGCAGGTAAAAACCTACCCCATTTTCAAGACAAGCATCAACGGGATGAAGGTCACCAAATACATCTATTTGGACGACGTGCAAGCCCAGGGACAAATTCAGGCAGCGTCTTTGGTCGATAGCACCGGAAACGCCCTGGCGACGAAACCCCTAAGCATCACAAAAGGCGACAGCGGCTTGCTGATCGCTTTTGAATTTGAAGTAAAAGTGGAGGTGAGCACATCATGAGCTATCAAAAGAATACATGGGTCGACCATATCATCGACCCGAGCACTGGCGAAGTTGTCCAGCAGGGGACAAAGGTAACGGCGAACCGCCTCAACAACCTGGAAAGCGGCGTTGAGAAGGCGCACCAGTTGGTTGAAAGCCTCGCCCAGAGCGTTATCGGCAGCTCTGTCATTTCGGGACTGACCTTCATAGCAAATGGATTGATCGCAAGTTGGACGTCGGGGTCAGCCTACGTGAACGGCGTGCGCTTCGATGTCTCGGCCGGCAGCATCGCGCTGAACCCGACACAGGGCCAATACATTTACCTTGATTCCGACGGTGTGGTCAAAATCACTACGAACCAAGCAACCGCGCAAGCGAAATGCCTTCTTTGGTATTTTGCTACGGATGCCAGCAGCGTAATCACATCCAATGACCGGCGCGCAGTCGTTGACAGTTCCACGTTTGTCAAGCAGACCGAGGTAGCTCCGAATGGAGCAAACAAGATTCCTCGGCTGAACAGCACGGGGAAAGGTGAGTTCTCCATTACCGGTGATGCCGACACCGTGGACGGTAAACACGCCTCCGACTTCGTCCAGCATTCAGAGGTAGCGACAAGCGGTGCCAACAAGGTGCTGCGCCTGGGGGCGGATGGTAAAGCAAATGTGAGCATCACTGGCGACGCGGCCAGCGTGGGAGGTAAAACCGTCGGCGCCGGCCCAAACCAGATCCCGACGCGGGACGGATTCGGGCGGATCGTGGCCGACAAGTTGGCCAACTACAAGGTGACCAAGAGCGGGAAGGACGCTAATGGCATCTTTACGACCGTGGAATACCGCCGTCAGGACGACACACTGTTCATGCGCTCGGTCTTGAGCAACCCAGACGCGAACGGAAACTATCAGACGGACACCTGGACGTATTACGCAGCGGATGGAACAACGCCGGTCGAGACGAAGGTGTGGACGATGACATACGACACGGACGGAGACATTACAAATATTGCGTAGGAGGTGAGAGGATGGACGTAATACAAGTGTTAGCTGCCCACGGGAAAGGTGGAGGCCTTCGTGTTGGACAAGATTTACCCGTCCAAATTTACGAGTTTGTGGACGTTAAAAAAACTATCTGGAGTAAAGCGACGACACACAATATAAATAACGTCCATGCATTGCGGTATCGACAATCAGCTAATGAAATCTATGCTCTTTCTCGAAAAACAAAACAAGTATTCGTACACGATGCTACAACTGGGGTGCTAAAAAGGACAATCAATCTCCCTCTTTCGTCTGATCCAAATTTTGAAATTGCGACGTATGACGATCTGATCGTAACCGAGGACGGGCGTTTGTATATATACGGAAAATCCGGTGAAAGTTATTATGCGGTAGTGGCAGAGGTGAACGCTCAAACAGGGGCGGCGATAAAAAGGGTAAGAAGCACAACAACCGGTTCATCTATAGGTGCATATCACGTCCAACTTATTGGTAACGAAATCTATTTTTGTGTATGGACGGGACATATTGATGTTGCCGATTTAAACCTAAATATCGTTCGTTCACATAGTCTTAATAACTCGGTAGGAAATACGATGTATGGTTGTGACATTGACATTACCAAAGACCGTGTAATTTTCCCGCAGACATCGAATAACGTTGTCGTGATTAAGAATCTTACGGGTTCGTTTGCAAAAAGTATATCGGCAAGCGGATTTAACTGGACATGTTGTTTCACACAAAGTTATGCGGTTGCATGTTTGGGCGGGCAAGTGAAAGTAATTGACCCGATCGCAGGAACGGAGATAAAAACAATTACGGTCACAGGCATTGGACAACCGTGCCAACCTATCGAGATCGCTCCTGATGTTGTTTGCTTACCGTTCCCCTTCGCGACAAATGAAGGCTTTGCTATTGTGGACCTTGTTACCAGCGAAGTTCTCTTCCTGAAAACCTCTCCGAAAGTGGGTACTGGCTCGGATTGGCAAGGAAGGGCGGCGAAAATAGGGGCAGGAATGGTAGCTTGCTTTTTCTCCGGAGAATACGGAGTTTACAAATTAGCAAAACAAATTTTGAAGAGGTGATAAATCATGTTGAAGATTAGATTTTCAAAAATCAGCGAAGACAAAGCGATTGTTACAGTTATTGAATACCAGCACGACGGCCTAACAGATGACAATTCGATGCTGGTTAATTCCATCCCGGAAGAACAACCACAAGTGGGAAAGTCTGGTGTCCTATACGTTAATCCGCGGACCAAAGAATTGTGGTATGAATATTTGGACCGTCCGCTCACGCCAGAGGAAAAGATCGCACAACTGGAAGAACAACTTCGAATCACCCAAGAGGCAGTCGATGCCCTTCTGTTAGGATGAGAAAGGAGGAATAATCGATGGCAAGCAAACTTTATTCCTATTGTTTAATGCGCTGGCAATCTGGCGCATGGGGTGAGGATCAGCTCACCACGGCTGTGCAAAAAGGCTACATCACTGAAAACGAAAAAACGGAAATCATCACCAATCCACAACAAACAACAGAGTAAAATGACGTCTTTTCCACAGCGGGAAGGGCGTTTTTTCATGGGGGCCGCGGCTCCCCATTTTGCATCAAGACTGAGAGCCCGCCCCGAACCGATCGGGGTTAGAAAGAGACAAGTGGGGGAGCACATGGAAGAAACACTTTGGAACACGTTGATTCAGCAAGGTCCGTTCGCTGGCCTTTTCGTTTGGCTCTTGTTTACCACAAAGAAAGAAGCACGTGAGCGGGAACAACGCCTGCAGGACATCCTGGAGAAGTTCTCGGAGAAATACGATCTGGTCATCGAGCGGCTTGACCGTATGGAAGACCAACTGAGGAGGTAACGCCATGCAGATTACCGACATGCTTCTGACAAACAAAAACGCGCGCCCCGGGACCAAGATTACCCCCCGGGGCCTTGTCATCCACTGGACGGCCAACGAGGGCAAAGGCGCGAACGCTGTGGCCAACCGCAACTACTTCAACAAGCCTACAACTGAGGCAAGCGCGCACTACATCGTGGACGACAAGCAAATCGTACGCTGCCTGCCCGAAAACGAAATGGCCTACCACGTCGGCGCCAAGCAGTACAAACGGGAGGCGGTAGCCAAGTTGAGCAGCTATCCGAACAACTGCACGATTGGGATTGAGATGTGCGTCAACGCGGACGGCAACTTCCAGGAAACGTACCGCCGCACGGTGGAGTTGGCCGCCGACATCCTGAAGCGGTATGGATGGGGAGTGGACAGGCTGTGGCGCCACTTCGACATCACCGGAAAGAACTGCCCGGCCTATTTTGTGTCGGATGACTTCGCACGGAAGTACACCGGACTGACAGCGGCGCAAGCCTGGGCGAAGTTCAAGGAAGATGTTCAAAAAAATTTAGTCACAGAAAATCCACAACCAGCACAAAAACCTGTGGATAAGGTTTCCGTAGAGATCAATGGCTGCCGCCTGCCGGTCCAGGGTTACCTCCGAGACGGAGTATCCTGGTTGCCGATCCGAGCTGTGGCCGATGCTTCCGGCGGCAAGGTGGAATGGTGTGCAACTACTAAGCAGGTCCGCGTGAACGGAAAAGACGTGACGGAAATCATCGAGAACGGCACGTCCTACGCGCCGGCCCGAGAGATGGCTGCAGTCCTTGGCTTGGCGGTCGAGTGGTGCAGGGAAACGAAAACCGTGAAACTGAAGAAAGGATGTGCGTGACATGAAGAAAGAGGGAAACACTGTAGTACTGATCACTGGCCTGCTGGGCGCCGCCAAACTGGCGCTGGAGGCGTTCGGTTACTCGATCATCACGGACGAGCAGATCAACGCGATTGCGAACGGCGCTGCTGCCGTGGCCACCGTGGTAGCGGCCTTCTTGAACAACCGTAAACCGAAAGCAGAGTAAAAACAGCAGCCCTCTGGCGACGAACCGCCAGAGGGCTTTTTTTAATAAGGAGTATAAAAATCGACGAAAAATACAATAAACATGATAGAAGTAATGGAGAAGAAAACATCTCCAATAGAGAGCTGATTTTTGAGTTGCTTCTTGAAGAAAGGCAAGAAGCCAATTGTATATCGTTGAACAAAGAACAGCAGTCCAAAAACGCAGAAGAAGGTACCAATCACGGACACTGTATTCAAAAACACATCCATGGGTTAACATCCTTTCTGCTTTTGCGATTAAGCATAGTATATACCAAATGATCATTTTTCAGAAGCGTCATTTTGCTCATTTGTTGCCTCGACAGCCTTCAAAAGATCGACCAATTCCGCAGGAGCTTTAACTTCTAAATGTTCCATGTAGGTTTTTAATAATAAGTCTCTATGTTCACGAGCTTGTTTCCTATCTAGGAATTCGGATATTTCATGGAGCGCACCATTCAGTTGAATTTCGATCGGCTCAAGACCAGTAAACGAGGGCATCGGTATTTTAACACCCCCACCTAATGTACCCACAATAAGGAAACCTAAAATGCCTAAAGTGAGTACAGTTCCTTTAAATGTTATTTTACCGGGCGATGATACATTGACCTTAATTTCAATCTCATTAAGATTGATATTGAATTTCTTAGTTTCTTTTGAGAATTCTTCCACTAGTTGAATAATCTCATTCCCCATACGGTAAAAATCGGTGAATGGAATACTATCTTCTTTTTTCACTTCTAAGACTAAATGTGCCTCATTCCCCCTGATATAAAAATTGTGGATATGACTTTCGATTGAATCAGCGTAATTGTTCGCTTCAGAGATTGTATGTTGGGCATGCTGAATCAACTTAAATAATTCCTTATCTACGTCCCACTTATGTAAAGTTTTCAACCATTTAACTCGTCTTCTTTTTTGATATGGACACAATCGTGGATTCGCTTCTAATTCCGCTTCTGTAACTACTTGTATATAAGGGGGTTCATCCATGATTTCACCAATTGAAAATTCACTCGAAGCATAACTCGTGATAATCACAATATCTCCAGGCTTAATCACTTGGTGAAATATCCGTAACTGATTTGCTGTACGACCGGGTTTCTTTTTTTCCGGATACGCTTGTTTAACTTTTTGAGTTAATTCAGAAAAATTCAGTGCTTCTATGTCATCAAAGGTAATAGAATCCCAGTTGATTGCAATGAATCCACCTGTTTTAAAATCGCGATAGTATCTACCTCCCTGAGTCCTAACAAGCCAGTATTGTTTTTCTTTTGGAATCACAGGTATGAAATTTAATGCATTCATCCAGGGCACCTCGCAAATTTTTCTGACTTTTATTTACATAATTCTACACCAATTGATGGAAAGCGAACAGATCTAGGTGAAAATTGTCTTGAAAACAGAACAAACGTTCGTGTAAAATACAAACAAATGTTCTTGTGTGCGAGGGGAACAACTATGCTCGGGGACTTACAGCGCTATATGAACAGCGGTCATCTTGTCGAGATCATCTATTTGGATCGCAGCGGCCGAACGTCGAAGAGAACGGTCCGGATACATGAAATCAGCAGCGGCCGGGTGAAAGCCTATTGCTTTGCGCGTCGGGCGTTTCGCGTATTCTCCGTTGACAACATCCTTGCCGTTGCCCCAGTGGTGAATCGCTATGCTGCAGGATATTGA